CAATTCATTTTCTTGTTGAAAGAAACAATCTTACATTAAGTTTGTAACTTTAACACGTCTGTAGTACTTGTTAGTATTTGCAGTAATTGCAGTTGATTCTGCAGTTGCAGCAGCAATCACTCCAGTGTGGAATGGGTTTGCAGCAATACCGTAACGAGTCTTAAATCCAATTTTTGGTTGGAAAGTATTCTCACCTACCGCACGAACCATTTGTAGTGGAACATATGGGCAGTAGAACAGACCAGCATCGTAAGGTGAAGTACCTTTATACCCTGTTACATAGTATTGTGAAGCAGCGACATTTGCAGCATATGGGTCAACATACACTTTAAATCTTCCGTTCATAACACCAGCAAAAGTAGCAGATGTGTCATCAACATTTAAGTTGTTGTTTAAAGCAGGTGTATAATCTAATACTCCAGCCATTTGAAGAGCAGAAGCAACATCTGCAGAACAGATAATTATGTTAGCTTTTCCTCTACGAGTTTGTTGTCCAACAGCGTTCGCATCTCTTTCAAGAGCAAACATTAGTCCTTTGAACTTCTCAACAGACCAACGACCATTTGAGTCAGTATCTAAATCGAAGATACCAGCGGTAGTTGTGTTCACTTGAGCACCAGCAACAGCAGAAACATAAATGCTTCTGATTACTTCACGATTTATCTCAGCAAGAATTTCACCAGACAAAATATTTGCTAGTTCTGTTTCTGCATCTAAACCATGAATTGCTTTAAGGTCTTGAGCAAGTTCCATTGTGTACTCAGCTTTTAGGGCACGAGTCACAGCTGTAACTGTTGTTTTTTCAATACTGAAAGCCATTTCAGCAAATGCATTACCTGATGCATCTCCTAAAGCTTCACCTTGTGCCAATGTCATACCTGTTGGGGCAGTATATTGACCAGCTGATGGGCTGTCGTTTAATGCAGATGGGTTAGTACCAGTTTGAGCAGCAGTACCTAAGTCGCCTGCAGCATCATCATTAGAGAAACCAGAATCAGCTTCATCACCAAGTGCCTCAGCACCATCTTGTGAAGCAAATCTTGCTCTCATTGCAAAGATTAATCCAGTTGGACCAGTCATTGGTTGTACACCACATACATCATATGCGATTAAGTTAGGCATTGAGCGTCTAACTAAAGAGATTAAGATTGGGTCCCAGTTTTCAACATCAGCACCTGTTGAGTTAGTTGGTGCTGCTTCTGAAAGAAAGTTCCTATCTTCTCTTATTGCTTTCTCTTGGTTTTCAAGAATTACAGTAGTTACTGCCCTTTTATATGCATCATCAATTTTTGGTAAATCAGGATGTGCAAGGACCGGCGACCACTTTTCTTGTAGATTTTCTGTTTGAAACATTTTAGTTTTCTCCTTTAATTTCTACTATTTATATATTTACTTAGTTGCACCCTTGACAGCAGTTCCAATTGCTTTACTGTATGCAGCCATTGAATCTGTTATGTCAATGTCCTGTGCAGGGCCAGTTTCTACATTATCTATATCTGAAGTTGTTTCCTTAATAGTTCTAGGGAAATAACTTTCTTTTAAAGTATCAAGTTTACTTCTGAAATCTTCTTCGTTACCAAAGTCAACATCTTCTGTAAGTCCTTTAAACTTTTCAATTTCTGTATCAGCTAAATCAGAAGAAACCTCTGATATAACTTTGTCACGAGTCAAAGTGTCATTAGATTTTTTAAAGTCGATTGATTCCTCAATTGATTTATTAACCTTCTCCTCTAACTCAGCGATTTTGTCGGATTGTGCTTGTAGTACATCATATTTTTCATCAGGGATGTCAACATAATGGTCTTCAAACAATTGTTTTAAACCAGCAATAAAGTCTTCAGCGATTTCACCTTTAAGACCTCTTTCTAATGCTAGTTCGTTATCTTTCATCCATTGTTCTACAACATAGTTCATGTATGTATCTACTTTTTCTGTTAATTCAGATTTGTTGATTTTTACACTTTCTACTAGTTCTTCATCATAGTTTTCTTGAAGTCTTTTAACTTCATCACGGACTTTAGATTTAACTGCAGATTCAAAAACAGTAGCTGCTTTCTTTTTAAACTCATCTGTTAGTTCACCTTCTCCACTCATAAGAGCTTCAACATGTTCTGTAACATCTATAGTTTTGATTCTTTGTTCTACAGCTTCTTTTTGTAAAGCTTCTTTTTCTTTATCTTCTTCAGAAGATTCAGTAGTTTCGCTTTTCATCATT